TCTGTGCCCTGAGTTTCTGTGCCCTGAGTTACTGTGCCCTGAGTTTCTGTGCCCTGAGTTACTGTGCCCTGAGTTACTGTGCCCTGAGTTTCTGTGCCCTGAGTTACTGTACCCTGAGTTGCCACTACCCGTATTAGCAAGGGACAACATATCCGACCATGAAATCTCTTTCGCGATCTTTATCTTATTGGATGCTTGCTTATCGCCATCCAACCCGACAATCTCACCCATCAGCAATACTTCTGCAACCCTATTGTTTGGGTCGAAAGAGTAATAAGAGAAACAATCAGAGACCTTAATGCAGGCATGAAAGCCTTTATTACATAATCTCGGACTATCTTTCATTTCATAGGTTTCACCAACCTTGTACTGAAATCCTTTGCAAGTCCAATCAGGGTTAAATACTTTGTACGCTTTAATTGATTTAGTTTTCATCTCTTTGGTTGTTTCAACAAATATCGGAAACATATTTCATATAAACAAACGTTTCGGCAAATTATTTTAACTTTTCTGCTTTCCATTCTGCCAAAACAGACTCCTCTGCCTCTTTGCGAACGTCTGCGGGCAACTTTACGCCAAAGATGAACTCAAAGAAATTACGATCAGGGGCAGAAAGTAAATAAGAATTTACCGACCTTCTGCGACCCCATACATGGATTCTGACGGCGACTTCATACGTGCCGATCTCTCTTTCTACTTCTACGACATAAGCGTAGGTTGTTGCTCTTAGTTTTGGTTTCATATAAACGGATTATTGGTTTTCAAATTCTCGCCCGTGTTCACTATTTCAACTACGGGTTGCGTTAACTGCTGTTCAATTTCGCGGATATTCTGCAATATCGACTCACGGACAACAAAGGGCTGCTTCTTTTCGAGCCTGGACTTCTGGACCCGCAAACAGATCTCAAGCCGTTCTTTGTCTTTTGAGGTCATCGGTTTACTTTTTAAATATCCTTCGTTCCCCTGCCATGAAATAGCCATGTATCAACTTTAATTCGCCTTCGCTTATTTTTTCGTTATGAGCAGCGTCATGGTGTTTTCGGCAAAGTGCCATCAGGTTTTTTATCTCATCTTCGCCGCCTCGACTTCTGTATTTGATATGATGCACGTCCACTGCCTTAGCTCCACAGCACTCGCACGGCATGAAGTCTTGTTCTCCGTACCCAAAATATTCCATGTATATTTTGACGTGCTTTTTCATGTCTTACCTTCGTCACGCCTTCTGATAAAAGCATTGAATATTTTCTGTGCGTCCTGTTTCAGCTTCGGTAATGGTTTCAATTTTTTCATAAGTTGTTTATTAAGTAATCACCCCATTGCGTAGCCATTGCCTGGGCAAAACCAGGAAACGTTTTGCTTCTTATTCTTGCACGTTCATCGGGGGATAACCTCCACGCATCAGCATACCATTTAGGCATGGTACACCCGCTCTCAAAGGTTGTCATTTCACCCCTGCCAACATGAGTTATTTTATCATTAAACAAGTCAGGTTCTTTTGCATGGAATAATGGTGGTAGGTTTTTTAACCATAAGCAAGTAGACTTTTGCGCCTCGTCACCGAAATAATATGGTTGTATAATTTGGTCGGGCTTTCGGTATATTTTACTCATTATACCTGTTGGATTCTCTACTGCTATCCTTTCAATCGGTGCGTTAATCATTGCCATAAAGAAATCAATACCCTGCTGCTGCCTGCCGTCTGCTCTTTTCTCCGGAAACCACCTGGCACCACTCACTGCTAAATGTGTACACGGGGGGAAGGCTATCATACAATCCCAATGCCTCATTTTAATGACTTCAAATATGTCTTGCTGATAATGCCATTCAGGATGACCACCGCTCTCAGGTAGTATATCGCAACTGAACGCCTGGAATCCCCGCTCACGAAATGCAATCGTTACCGCCTGGCTTTCCTCGCACCCTACTAAGATTCTTATGTCTTCTGGCTTTTTCATCCTCAAATATATTAATTTATTTCAATACGGCGCACAAATCGTACGTAAAATCTTTTAAAATCGCCTCAGGCTTATCGGTTTGGCTCAATATCCACTCCGCAGATACCTCGTGACAAAGTACGTCCAGCCCGTTAATGTAGCAATAATATTGCATCTTACCTAACTTCTTACCATCTATCGGGTTCTTATTTACAACCTCGTAGAACGCGTCTATCTGGCCGTTATTGAACGTTGTAATGTCGGGCCGAAAGACGAAAGTACCAAAGCCAAAGTATTGCTCGACCTTAACCGTGTAGTCAGGAACAATCCACGAAGATAGTACCCTCTTAGCGGCTCGGTGCTTATAGCTTTCTTTGAATGTTTTGTATGTCAAAATGGGGACTCCTTATCATCTTTTTGCCAGTTGTCATAACTTAATATTTTCTGCTCGACTGTTTTGCTCAGCCAGTTAGAGTTCTCCCATGCGGTTGTCGCTTGGAACCTGCCGTTGATATAATTGTAATTCAATTCAGATACCCCCGGCTCTCCCAGGTACTTAAACTTTATCTTCTGCCAATGTATTTCTACTTCGTTCCGCAGTGTATTATCCGAGTTTGTTTTGCGGTGGACCGTAAAACCGTAATCTGCCTTATTGAAAAAGTTTGCAGAACCCGAAATGTCATATAATGTCGGCACTCTAATCTTCCCCGCAGCGTCACGGTCCATTTTTCGGGGATGAGCCACAAGGAATACAAGGACATCATTGAACCGTGCAAAGTTCGTTAGTTTATCAAGGAACCTGCTTATGTATTGCGTTTCGCTATCTGAATACTGATGGTCCAGCCTATTGTACGGGTCCGCTACAAATACCTTTATTCCCCTTGTTTTAATTAGCGACTTTGCGGCGGTAAACATTGTTTCAACCGTAAAATCGTCTTCATTCAGTATGTAGAAGAAATTATCTTTAATGTGATCGAACGCCATATCATACTCCATTGTGGAAGATGCTGTATGATGGAACTTCTTACCGATGAGCTTTTCATATATTTTGGCATAGTGATATTTCAATGGGTAGTTCTCTGGAGTGAAATACGCACACTTCCATCCGTGTTTTAAATTCAATTTTACGGTAATGTAGTCAACAAACTCACTTTTCCCCGAAGATGGTATGCCCGTTACTATCGCAAGTCGGCCCGTTTCCCACTTAATGTATTTATCAAACGGCTCATCAATTATTAGCCCGGGCTTTGTGTCGTTTTGAAATAATGAATTTATCTCTACTGAAATATATTCAGGTGTGATTACTCCCTTTACGGGAACGGGTTTTGCATCGTCAATTAGCTTATTAAACTCGACACCGCCGTACTTCATTAAGTACTCGTTAGCATCTTTACAGTCTTTGTAGTTTACAATCAGGCAGCGTTCAGGTCCTAACCTACGCGATAGCTCATCCCTTAACTCGATTCCCTTTGTGTCTTGGTCCGTACCCAGATAAATCTTAACCTTGTTGTCAAATAGTGAATGATAGCTGTCAAGGTATTCGAGCTTCAGGTTTGCCCCGTTCGGAACCGATACAACATTATCATATCCGCATTGAATAAAAGACAAGGCATCCATTTCGCCCTCGACAATGATAATACCATCAAAATTTAATAAAGCATCCTGGTTGTAAAATATTAACTCCGCTCCTGAATAAAGTTTAAAGCTCTTTTGCGGGCCCCGATACTTTATGTTTAGCACTCTTCCCTGAAAGAAGTATGGCATACAGATCGTGTCGGTATCGGCTTTTAACTGCGGCATGAAAACCGTGTCTGAATACACTTTCATTTTGTTCAGTGTAGACTGTGATATCATCCGACTTGTAAACCATTTGACCGCTTTGTCTGTTAAGGCTGTTATGTTTTTCCATTCGGGGACCACGTATTCGGGATTCTCGACTGGATTATAAACGTAGAATGAAGCCTCGCAGTTATGGCAGTGGCCTACATTGCTGGCGTTATTCCATGCGAAACACTTATCAGTTTTTTTCTTTCTGAACTGTGAACACTCTGGGCAAACCTGCCGTTCTTCATTACCCTTTGCCGAAGGTTCAAACTCATATAAGGCCCCTGTTATGGTAGATTTTATTTTCATCGCTGTAAGAATATTTTCGTTTTCTCAACTTCAATTTCTTCCTCCCAACATCTTTGATTAATCCATGTTTGAAGATGCTTCCATTCAGGAACAAACATTGCTCGGTCCTTTAGTTTTATGCGGGTTTCTATTTGCTTATTCAGGCTGTCAATTAATATCGGAATTACAGCCTTGTAATCTTTGTGCTTTTTCTTCAGGTTATCAAACTCGGTATCGGTTCCCCTTTTACTCCCAGGATACCGCTTCCGAAAAACCTCAAATTGTGTTCTATAATTATCTATTTCTTTATTATCAATACCATTATCACTATCACTATCACTATCACTATCATTATCGGTATGTTTCGTACGTGCTGGTATACGATCGTATACGATTGTAGTTTCTTTATTCCAACGCTTACCAATATTTTCAGCGTTTTTCTGGCATCTCTGCTCATACTTTTTGAGGTCCCTTTTTAGCACCGCCTTAATAGGCTCAAACATTAACGCCGTCAGCCTATCGGGTGCAACTGGGTTCATGTCATTGACGTACTGAAAGAAGTGCTTTATAAGCCTCCCGGCTTCATCATCGCTTAACGCCTCGAATGTAGTAATCCAATCGGCATATACAATAATCCCCGCTTTATTCTCTGCCATAGTCGCTACTATAAATATAAGCCAGCCCCAGATGCAAAAATCCCACTAAGGCAGTAGCGACACGGAACCTCGGCGGGGATTGCAGCCAGAGCTGGCTATTGTGAATACTGTAATTTACATTTTTCATTTTCGCTACTTTTAATCTTCTGCAAAATTAACTCTTTATTCTATCCCGTGCAAGTTTTATTTGTTTTTGTTGAAAACTCTCCGAATCAAATAACCCCGGCCAATACTCGCAACTGTGAATATCAAAGTGATGATAATGTTCTGCGAGAATCGTACAGGGATGCCCATTGCGGGGTAAATAATTAGCTGGATGCCCAAGCTAACTATAAACCCTGCAACGGTGTTAGTGATGCTTTCTGTTAATGATCTGCGGCGGGTCTGCATTACTCAAATAATAATGTTTGCGTTTTCTGCTCTACTGCATTTATGTGATTGCGAACGTTAATATCAAAGTATGATTTTTTCAGCTCAATAGATATTGATTTACGGTTCATCATTATCGCCTGAAAACCCTCCGATCCTATGCCCCCGAACGGGCTCAGTACGGTTTCTCCCTCGTTCGAGTACAAAAGGATGATTCTCTTTATCACATCCAACTGAAGCGGGCATATGTGCTTTTCATCGTTCTGGTCTCTGGCTGTTGTGTATTGAAGTACGTTAGTCACGTCAATATCCATCCATACCGGCGATGCGTACCTTTGCCACACCTGATGAGAATATTGAGTAATTCTGTCATAACTTGAATCAGGATCGAATCCCCAAAACTCTGTAAAACCTTCGGGGGACTTCGGGAACTTATCGTGTTCATGCATCGGGATATAAAACGTGAACCGCTTATCTGTTAACTGTATCGGGGTTTCGTTTTCTCCTTTTTTCTTAAACACCATTACCTTATCAGCAAGCCCCATGCGAATCATACTCATGTCTTTGATTACCTGCTTATGGGCCAAACCTAATGCTTTAGTCCTTACAGCTGCGAGTAATGGATCTTTCCATACCGTAAACTCTGAATGCAAAAACATATCTTCTAACTCAAACATATCGGCTATTTTTGCACTGAATCTGCGAATGCCCATATATCCATCTCTGCTTTTAAGAGTGGGTAAGTCCATGCAATGAACAGCACATAACCTACCGGGCTTTAATGTTCTTTTTAGTTCCTGAACCAAATATCCAAACTGGTCGCAAAACTGGTCGTAGTCGGTCACATTGCCCATGTCCTCAACGTAATTACTGTATGTGTAAAGATCTGCAAACGGAGGAGAAAACACCATAAGGTCGACCGAATTCTCTGGAACTGCCTTTATTCTCTGAACACAATCACCCCGCATTATCCAATACTTATCTGTTTTTACATCTTCTGAATCATCCATGAATTGAGTTATTTCACCCTTTATGTTCTTGTTTACGGCTTTGGTAATTTCCATTTGCATAGTTTTAAATTGGGTTTCTTTTTCGTTTATTATTTGGGTGACGTTTATCATTCGGTCGGTCGTTATCATCCAAATATTGACCTCTTTAGTCTGACCAAACCTCCACGATCTGCGCATGGCTTGATATACCGATTCGAAACTAAAGTCTAAAGATGCGAATATCTGATAATGACAGTTTTGAAAGTTCATCCCGAAAGATGCGATTTGCGTTTTTGTGATCATTATTTTATACTCCCCGTGCGCAAAATCAATCAGGTCTCTTTCCTTTTTCTCTGGAGAATCTGACCCCTGAATGTTCCGGCAATCGTATTGTGATAATGCTTTTTTTATGTTAACTGCCTCCTGGTTTTGTTTGGCCCATATTATTATCTGCTCTGATTCTGATAGTTCGTTCACTATCCTAATCACCTCGCTAATCCTAAGTGATTCGGTTTCTCTTAATATCCTATTAAAGTCGGTTGCACTGGCAGAGCTTCCGCCAAACAATACCCCTTGAGGTAGCGGGGTTTCTATGCTTATTTGATTTATGTTAAGCGGTGGTAAATCATAACCATCATTTAAAAATCCAATATCGCCCGGCTTATTGAGCATAATAGACCACGTAGAAACAAACTGATAAAACAGCTCAACTGCATGCCCTTTTAGTCTCCATAGCCCAGTATCAGAGCTGTCGTGAATAAAGTACATGGCCAACATCTCGTTATAGCTCATAACGTCTAAAAACTGCGCATGATTCCCTAGTTCCATCGGGTCATTAGGAGACGGGGTTGCGGTACACGCTAATTTGTACGGGGTCGACTCAAAGGTGTCGATTATTTGTGTTCTGTATTTACCGTTAAAGTTTTTCAGTATTGAGCTTTCGTCAAGAACGATCCCCGCAAAGACAGAACAATCAATATTGTCTATCTGCTCATAATTAGAAATACAGATACCCGACCCGGTGAAGTCTCTATACCTCTTTACAGATATACCAAACTTATTACCCTCTTCTATTGTTTGTGTAGTTACTGCAAGCGGGGCCAATATCAATACGGGCTGCGATGTTTGCTTCTCTACTTGGCGTGCCCATTCGAGCTGCATGATTGTTTTGCCTAATCCGGTATCGGCGAATATGGCATACTTCCCCGCCCGCAGCGCACGATCAACTATAAACTTCTGAAAGTCAAAAAGGTGTGCGTTTAATTCTTTTGGGGCAAATCCAGATTCAATAATTTGCTTGTGCTTAGTTTTTAGGAACTCAGCATAGTCTAATTTATTCATGCTCATTGGTTGTTGGTTTATATCACAAAGTTAAAAATCATTTTCAATAAAACAATCACGCCGCATTTTTTAATTCACGCTCCATGATTATTCGGTAAAGCTCGCTGTATTTCGCACGAACACAGGATATCGTCACTACATGAGTGCAGTAATGCGTTATTGTCGAGTGATGTCTGCTGATTGAATTACCTATCTCTTCAAGGCTCATCCGTGTAAACTCTTTGCAAAGTTTGGAATATACCGCCCGCGCGTCAACAAGTTCCCTGTCACGGCACTTGCTTCTAACGTCAAACTTCGAGACAAGCATCCTGCGGCAAACCTCGTCTAATATCGTTTCCGGCTCGACTGGTGCGATCTCATCCCACTGCGCAGCGTATTGTCTCATTGCGTTCATTAATGGTTCTGACGGCTCTATACCGTGCTGTTTTAGTATTTGTTCGGCTGTTTTCATATAGAATCACGATAATGTTCGTAAAAGGCTTCCCAAATCTTATCATCTGGGTCGGGTAATGTTATTGATAGTTCAGTTGATGCGAATACCTGAATCTTATCGAGGTACTCTTTGAATTGCGCTGTTGTAAGGCTCTTAGTTGAATAATAGCTGGCCGCCTCGTTGCTAATCCACACGACCGTCGGCTGCAAAAACTTCTGCTTAAAATATTCGTGCAGCGCATCTTTGTCGTTACCGGTTTCCTGAGAAATACAGGTTAACCAAAGCCACAAAAGGGCGTTTTGATCTAAGGTTCTCCTCCCCTTTCGTAGTCGAATCTCAACCGTGTAGGGCTTCGACAGGTCCAGTCTGCGGATTATGCCGATAATCCTGTCTCGGCTAAAATCGTTATGAAGTTTTTCTTTCATTCAAACGGCGGTTCTTCGTCAGGCGCAGTCGTGCGGCCAAAGTTCTCGGCGAC